GAGTTTGCCAAATATGAGAACACTCCACCTCCAGAGGGTGTTGAGCGCAACGAGGGCTTATCTAATAAATTCAAAGAGATAGCTTTTAATGCTGGCCTCTCACAAGCTCAGTTCACAAAGATCCAAGGTGAATATGAGGCAGCCCTTATGGGAGATCTGAGTGCCTTCACCGATGAGCAGAACAAAGAATTTGATGATCTCAAAGTCTCAGCCTTTGGGGCCAACGCTGATCAAGCCATGGCTGTGACCAAACAACTTATCGAAGCCCATACTCCTGATGCTTTTAAGGAACATATGAAGGACTTAGATAACAAAACCATGATAGCTCTGGCCGGTGTCATGAATGCTATCAATGACAAATACATCAAAGAAGATACTCCCACTGGTGCTCCTGTCCAAACCGTCCTGGATGCCAACGAGTTAAGGCTTCAGGCCAAACAACTCATGATGACCCCAGCGTACTCTAACTCTATGGACCCCACCCATGATGAGCTACGCCTAAAGGTTACGGCTATGTATAAACAAGCTTCAGAGATAGGGCAGCCAAAGGGTTGACATCCATGATCAGTTTGCGACGATAAGCATATCGGGTATCCCTTTTAGGGTCCGGTTGCTGGTAGTAAGCTACTGGTCTGGTGAGGCCCATCTCACAAGTTTGCGTCCGTTCACGGGTATCGCTAGCGAAAAATAAGGAAATTTTCGTTTAGTTTTACTCTAATGAAAGGATGCTCAGATGGCACAAGAAACCATTGACAATCATTTAATAACGCAATTTAGCGACAGAGTTCACGTACTGGCTCAACAAAAAGAGCCCCGTCAGCGTGCCCACACTATGCAGGGCAAGATGACAGGAGACGTTTGGGCTTATGATACCCTGGACCAAGTCGAGGCGCGGGAACTTAATGCCCGTATCAACAAAGTAGAGTTTGATTCAATTGATCACGCTCGCCGGAAAATCGTGCGTAGACGTTTTACCGTTAACCTACCCATTGATCAAAGCGATGTTCGCGGTGCCATTATCGCACACCAGGACAAGTACGCAGGGGCCATTGCAACGGCCATGAACCGGGTCTTTGATAAAGTAGTTATGGATGCTCGATTTGCCGACGTTTTAACAGGTCGGGAATTTGACACCACCACTACTTATGCCAGTGAAGGACTCACCACAGTTGATGGTACCGCTGGATTTACTTACGAGAAAATCTTAGAAGCCGACCGTCAATTTATTGATAATGAAGTCGGAAATGACATGCCTGAAACCAAGTCTTTAGATCTGACTGGTGACGAGCATGAGTCGCTCATGAAGGAAAGTGAACTCACTAGCGGTGATTTTAGCCGTCAATTTGCTGTAGATAAGGGTGAAATGGTAATGGCCGCTGGATACGCCATAATCAAATACGGGGCTTCGGTAAATAACCCCCTAATCCCAGTAGCCAGTGCAGTCCGGACTTGTTCAGTGAAAACGTCTCGTGCGATTTTTGTTGGAATGTCCAAAGAAGTTGAAATTAAAATTCAAAATCGCAACGATTTTGTTGAGGTGAATCAGGTTCAGGGTGTTTTCGAACTAGGCGCCGTTAGAACTGAAGGCATTTTAATTAATAAGTTCACAGCAACCGAGTAAGCTTTAACTTTTAAATAGGAGTGATTAACATGGCAGTAGAAAATAAATACGTAGACACGCTGGTTGCTGGGGGCAAATTAGCCAATGCCTCTAACTTCCACGGTGGGTCTACGCGAAAAGCAATTAACACCGAAGAGCTTTTAGCCGCTGATGATAACTTGTCTGTATACCGGTATTTCCGGGCACCAGGCACTTGGTTGGTTTTAGCCCTAACAGGAATGCATGATGCAGTGACCAGTGGAACAGACTGGGATGCTGGATTGTATAAGCCCAGTGTGGGCGGAGTTATTGGGGCCGTTGTCGACAAAGACATCTTTGCAGACGGTGTGGATATTTCGAGTGCATCTCGGACCACTGACTTTTTGCAAACTGTTAATGTCGCTGACATGACCAAGATGATCTTTGAGCATGCAGCCGACACTGAGTCTACAAAAGATGCTGACTATGATATTGCACTAACTGCCAATGTGGTTGGTTCAGCTGCAGTCACAGTCACACTTGTTGGTGAGTTTGTAGAGGGCTAAATTTAGAATTGCAAGATGGGCACGGATGTCCATTATGACTGCGCGTTTGAATAGGCTCGGCGCGTAGTCTTTTTCAAGGGGGGCTCATGTCTAGGATTAATACCAAAGTCCAGATTTGTAACTTGTCTTTAGGCCACCTTAACGCGGGCTCTGTAGCGGACATCGATGACCCGAAAACTCAAACAGAAAAAGTCTGTGATCTTCATTATGATACAACTCGCTTAGAAGTTTTGCGCAAACACTCATGGAACTTTGCTTCCAAAAGAATCAAGCTGGCTTCAGATGCAACCTTTACCCCTGCATTTGAATTTGAGGTAGGCTACAAGCTTCCAAATGATTTTGTCAGACTTAATGCGATAGGCACCAGGGGAGATGTCAACCTCTACCAAATGGAAGAGTCACGTATCCTTATCAGTGGATTAGCAACAGATTCCACAACCCAGGAACTGCCAATTAAGTATGTATTTGATCATACAACTGTTCGCCTATTTGACACGTTATTCATTAAATTGCTCGCTTTGCAGATGGCTAGCAACATGGCATTCCAATTGACGGGCACTGCCAGTCATGTGGATAGGCTTGAATCTTTAATTAAAAAGGCTGAAGCTGAAGCCTATGCAGTGGATGGGCAGGAAAGGCCACCGGAACGCATTGAGAAATCTCGTTTTCTGGGCGCTCGGCGTGGCAACATTGGCAACAGTAATACTAATGATCGGCCAGACCTAGTCCTTTTCAATGAGACATAACTATGGGACGTCAACGGCTAACATTTAACAACTTTTCAGCAGGCGAGGTTTCCCCCAATGTAAGGGGCCGACCTGAAACTGCGATTTATCAAAATGCCTGTGAGAAGCTTTTAAACTTTTTGCCATTTGCAACAGGCGGGGGCGAGTACCGATATGGAAACAAATTTGTTCAGGAAACTTTTCATTTTAGAAACGCTGAGAAAAAGGGCTCACCAGCTCGCCTTGTGCCTTTTAGTTTTAGTACCGATGAGTCTTATCAGCTTGAGTTTTCTCACCATCATGGCCGTGTATATCGTGACTCTGCCCTTGTATTAGATGCTTCGATTCGTGTGGGCAGTACACCCACTGTCATCTCTGCAGCTGTAGCCAGAACCACAGCCGATGGGGATTATACGTTAATGGGCGCGGGTACAAAGATCACATTATCAGCCCATGCCCTGGTGGCCGGCGATGAGGTTGTGTTTACTGGCATCGGTGGACTCACAGGTATCGGGGGGAATGCTGTAAATGGCGTGACTCATCTGGTTCATTACATATTAGATGCAAATAACTTTGTCGTTTATGGGGTGATAGCAGGCGTCTATACTTCAGGCGGAACGGTTCAAAGGGTTGGTACCATTGATTATGCAGCTGTTGGGCCTGTGACTGGAGTCACTGTGAATAGCTCAACTTCAGCCACAATAGCACTTACAGCTCATGGGTTTACAGCCGGAGATAACATTTGGATTTCCGGAGTACTAGGCAACACCCCTGGTGAAATGAATGCTGTTAATACCATCGTCACTGTTGTGGTCCCTGTAAACGCAAATGATTTTGGGATAACAAAACTATATTCAGATGGTGGATTTTCAGGCGCCTTTGGTGCGTCGGCCAATTCAAAGGCTCGCAAAATAATGCCCTACAGGTTCCACGACGATGTTGAAAACCTACCAACCACAGAAGCTGCCTTGAAACTTAGGGCCTACCCTGAAGATGAGCTGACAGGCACTCCAGTCCCAGCTGTTTTAGATAAGCCAGACATCTTCTTTTTCCAGTTCACTCAAACAGGTTCCATACTCTACTGTGCTCACCCAGAGTTTGAACCATTAAAAGTTACCCGCTCCACAAACGCTGTGTGGGTGGCCGCTGATGTGAATTTCACAAACAATCCGTTCCTAGTAGCTAACACTAGGCCTGCAGCCGTGGCCCTACATGAAGAGCGCTTGATCTTTGCTGGATCTAATAACGATCCATTAAAGGTATGGGCATCTAAACAGGGGAATTTTGAGGTGTTCACAGTCGGCACAAACGCTGATGATTCATTTGTTTTTGTATTAGCTAGCCGTAAATCATCTCGAATTAGGTGGGTGGAAACATCAGATAAGTTCATGCTAGCAGGCTCCCTGGGCGGGGAGTTTCGAATCACTGGTGGTGGTGGTGAGGACTCAGCCATAACTCCTACAAATATCTCTGCTAAAATTGTTGATTATAATGGGGCCCATGACATCGCACCTGTCACGGTTGACAAAGAAATTATGTATATCCAAAACGGCCAACGCAAACTCAACACCCT